TTCAGGCACAGCGGGAATATTAATCAAGAATGATGATATCTGGGAAGATGTTCCATTTACTGCGGTAGGTGATTTTGCCGCTAAGTCTCCTGGCGTATGGGGAAATAGTCTTAAAGTAGATGTATGTCCATCTGCTGGAGCATTTTCTGGTTGGGCACATGAATCTTTATTTGATATAAAACCAGGCACCTCAGACTATGCGGCTGATCTTGGCGGATCAGACGATGAAGTTTATATGGTTGTATCTGATGAAGATGGAGATATTACTGGTGTCGCCGGAACTGTACTAGAAACATTCATTGCATCAAAATCTTATGATGTTAAAGGTGTTACTGGTGAAGGAATGTACTATAAAGACGTACTATTCCGTTCATCTAGATATGTTTACTGGATGGATCATCCAACAGCAACAAGTGGAACTGCTTGGGGTGGCGCTGTTAAAGGTGCTGCATTTCTGAATTCAGAAGCTGCATATTCCCTATCATTAGCAAATGGTGTTGATGGAACTGTTGTTACTGGTGATAGATCAGAAGCATTAGATGTATTCAATGATGCTGATACAGTAGATGTTAACCTTATCATGTCAGGTGATGCTGATTTAGTATTTGCTAAAGATTGTCTTGATCTTGCGTCTACTCGTAAAGATTGTCTTGCATTTATTTCACCATTGATATCTGATGTTGTTGGTGTCGCTAACTCTGCAACACAAACAACTAATGTTCTTGATTTTTTCAATAATGCATCAACAGGGTTTAATACATCAAGTTACGCAGTATTTGATTCTGGTTGGAAATATTCATATGACACATACAATGACACTTTTGTATGGGTTCCGTTGAATGGTGATCTCGCTGGTACTTGTGCTCAAACAGATGACGTTGCTGATCCTTGGTTCTCTCCTGCTGGAATGAGTCGTGGTAACATCAAAGGTGCTATTAAGGTGGCATTCAATCCTACTAAGACACAAAGAGATTCACTATATAAGGGTCGTATCAATCCTGTAGTGTCATTTCCGGGCTTAGGTGTTGTACTATGGGGTGATAAGACTGCACAAACTAAGGCATCTGCGTTTGATCGTATCAATGTTCGTAGACTGTTCATGGTACTTGAGAAAGCTATCTCAATTGCATCAAGAGCACAATTGTTTGAACTGAATGATGAAATCACTCGTTCTAACTTTGTTGCGATGACTGCTCCGTTCCTTAGAGATGTTCAAGGTCGTAGAGGTATTACTGATTTCAAAGTAGTTTGTGACACATCAAATAATACTGGTGATGTTATTGACCGCAATGAATTCCGTGCTGATATCTATATTAAACCCGCTCGTTCTATTAACTTTATCACTTTAACGTTTGTGGCTACCAGAACTGGTGTGTCATTCTCAGAAGTAGGAGCATAGAATCATGGCAATTTTAATAGACAATTTTAAATCACAATTAGTTGGTGGTGGCGCAAGAGCTAACCAGTTTAAAGTAGTTCTTAACTTTCCTGCTGGAACTCAATCGGGTGATAATCAGAAAAGATTTGAATTTATGTGTAAAGCAACTGCATTACCAGCTACTACAGTTGGTGTTGCTGAGGTTTGGTATCGTGGGCGTAAGTTAAATCTTGCTGGTGATAGATCTTTTGAAGACTGGACTACTACAATCTACAATGACGCAGCCTTTAAACTTAGGAATTCTATGGAGGTTTGGGCACAATTGCCAGATCAACTAGGAACTTCTGGTAACAATCTATCTAACCCTACCGACTATCAATCTACTGCCACAGTATATCACTTAGACCGTACTGGTAAGTCGGTCAGAGCTTATACTTTTCATGGATTGTGGCCTTCTGAAGTAGGTACAATTGAGTTAGATTATGAAACAAATGATGCAATTGAAACGTTTGACGTAACTTGGAAATATAATTATTTCACAGTTGACAATCAAGGTCAATTTGGAGTTAATGATCTCTTTGGTTAAACTAAAGTTCAACTTTGGTATTACATGAGAAAGGGGTCGATTGACCCCTTTTTTATTGTCTGTTAGATATACCAGACCCAGATGCTACTATGAACTCAACCTCTTTTTCATCATAGTTCAGTGCGGAGTATGGGGTTCTTTCCATGTTAGTAGAATCTCTAGCTATTTTTAAGATACAAAAATATTTAGTTCCTGTTATACTATGAGCAACAGACTCAATCATCCACGGGCCCGATAACTTAGCATCCTTCTTTATTTCAACAGATGGATCAATACCAGAAACGGAGTCTGCTTTATTGATATTCATTGTAATGATATCTCCTGCTTGAATACCAGACATACCCGCTATAGTAAGATTAGCTCTCAGCATAGTAGATGCAGCTACTTCAGATTTTCGTTGAAGAACTGTGCCAGAATAATCCAATGGTTGGAATGTACCCTTATATGGATCTGCGGTATACTGTTTCTCTCTTGAGGTAGATATCATGTTTACTTCAGAATCATAAAACCCTGATAAATTGTTCCTATCCTCATCAATCGGCCCATGAGGGGTTAGTGGAAATTCTGCTATTTTTGCCATTTTTTGACTTTTTGCATCCAAATCAGGGTCAAACTGCTCATGATAATTCCACGTTGATATATCGTATGTTTTAGCGTGTATGTTATGTGATACTAGAGTCGATCCGTAAGTTCCAATTGCCGTATGTTGAATAATATTAACATCAGTTTCTACTTTAAAGTCAATAGCTCTGAGCATTTTATCAGTATTTGATGATGACGTTAACGAGAGTTTTTCCTTTTCCACCTTAATGTCTATACCCTGTGGAGATATATTATTATACCATATCATATCACCGAATGAACGCCATTGATATGATTTTGTTGTTTGGAAGAATAGAAATGATGCATTACCTTCTTTTACTGCTGTAGAAAATGACGATATCATGTTTATTGCTTGAACAGGCGATTTGTTCGGGATGATCATTCTATTGAAGTTTTTTGTTTCTTCTAACCAAAGATTGCTTTTACTAGATAAATGTTCTTTAAATATAGTTTTTACTATATCAGAGTATGTGCCAGTAAACGACTCTGATACTTTAGTTCGGATATCATTCAATGATTCTGGTGAAACTAATGACAGTACATATCGAAAAGACTTTTCTTGTATCTGTTCTTTTGTCTTCACTTTAGCAAGAATCAACTCCACCTCTACTGGGAAAGAAGACCCTAGCGTTTCAAATACTATACTAACTGGTTCTGTTCCGAGTAGTTCTTCTTCAACCAATGCATTCTTAGTATCTTCTAGTGTTAGATCTGCGGTGATGAATGTATTAAAGACAGACTCGTATATATTCAATTCAGTCATCATTGACTTTATGTCTATGGTCTTGAATCGTGTGGTTATCTTTATTTCTTTTACTGAAACCTGTCCGGGCTCTGTTAGTTTTACATTGCTTTCTAAATCTTGTAGTAATGTTAATGACACAAGGATACCTTATTTAATCAATTTACGAAACTCTTCAACAAACGAAGAAACATAGAAAGCGTCCAATACAAATATAGACGACTTTTCATCGTTCTTTCTTTCTTCAAAGGTGAAGTATGATACTGGGTAACTGGTCGGCCCATCTACAACATCCCCATCCCCATCCTCATAATGATGTCTTGCAGCAGGGTTGGTATATTTTTTTGTGACGTATGTACCAAAGTCTTTTGTTGACAACGGCCAGTTATTATTGACATCAACGATATTATTAGAGAGTAGTATCACCCAATGAAGTTCAGAGTCGCCATATAATTTAAATGCGAGGGATTCTGGTGATGCGCCGTCTACAATGTCATATTTTTGAAATACCGCAATATTCTCTAGGATATTAAATTTAGTAATGACTCGCCTAAAAATATCTATAACTTGAGTATTGTTATATGTTGTTGTTGGGTGTGCTGAAAAATACATATATACTCCCTAGTTAAAAGTGGTTAACCGCTATGTGTGCTTTGTTGATAAATTCCATTTCAGTAAATGAAAGTGTCATTTCATAAACTGTTGGAGCTCCACTCTCAAACCGTGAAAAATTATCATCACCAAAAGTTACAGCAACCGAACTCAGATATGCTATGTCATAATGTGGTATCTTTAAATTCTTATTCTTTCCGAGCATCCACGAAACTCTATATAGATTTGGAAAGTTATAAGATGTTGCTGTTTCTAGTTTAAAGGGTTTGTATTCCGGCGATGAAGACCATCTAAACATTTTTATAATCTCCTGAATATTATCTTCTTCCTTTTTGTTTTTCGGTATCATTGTATGTGTTAATGTGAACGATCTTTGTTCGGGCCCATCATACTTAAGCGCAACCTTATCAATCAACGCCTCGCCCTTCTTTGTGCCTTTGCTGCCTCCCCTAGCAGCTGCTGTTTGCACACCTTCACCAAGATCTCCAAATGCTCCGCTGATATCTCCAGAGATAGCACTTTCAATAAAGCCTGCTCTTTTCCCAGCAGGATCCCATTTTTGAGCAGTTGTGATTGCTATTTGTTGATCAAATGGCATAGCTATAGTGTGAAGAACTTCAGTGACAACTGGTTTATTCCTATACCCTGATCCAGATTGCTGAGATACGTTACCCTTCCCTCCTTTTTTCGGTGTAAACTTAAATATCTCATATCGTATCCAAGGACTAACAACTCCTACCGACACATTAATAGGATATCTCAATGCTACATCTGAAATATCTAAAATACTACTGACTGGTGTGGGGGTTTCGTGCTGCATTTCTTCAACCACAGTCCCATCTGCCCGTCTTGTTTCTTTCTTCGCCATTTTCTTTTCCTAGCTAATAGATACTATTATTTATATAAATAATACAATGGGAAAATATTATCAAGGGCGTTACCGACTCATCAATCCAAGGAAATACAAAGGGGCCAAGGGCAACATACAATACAGGAGCTCTTGGGAACTAAAGATGATGAAGTATCTAGATATTACAGATGCGGTACTTGA